CCCTGATGGTCGTGTAAGTGACGACGTCGACATCGACTGTATCTTCTGTGTTAGACAGATATGTCTAGCATTGAAGAAGGTACAAATCCCTTGTACAAAGGAAAGAGTACGTGCAGCTGAACTTCGATTCGTCACTACCGATAGTCAGTGTGGATATTCCGAAGATCCTTCAGGGGCACAAGCTCCTGATGGGTCTGGCTTTCAATCCGCCTCTAGTGCGCGAAGATATTTCTTCGAGACTAGTCGCATCATTGTCAGCGAGATCCTTAGGCGGGCGCCTTTCGGCCTCCCACCTGGATTCTTCGGAGTGCGTCACGGACCAGGGACCAATGTTGATGGTCTTGTTGGAAATTCCAAATGGAAGTTTCCGTACTGGTACGAACGCATGGAGCGGTTCTTCCCTAGACTTGATTATGCCTGGGGGAGTTTCGGTGACGCCATTAGTCGCGAAAGCGATTTATGCGCCCACGAGTTCGCTCAAGGCCCTTCGACATGGGATGATTCGCAGCCTCAGGGAGGCGACGGATCGGATCTCGTCGAGGTTCAACAGGCCTATCCACACCTGATTCCCCCGGAACAGGAACCACCCGTTAAGGTGGCTTTTGTTCCTAAGACGCTTAGGAGTCCCCGAGTCATTGCTTCGGAACCTGTTGCTATGCAGTATGCACAGCAAGGAGTCCTGGAATGGCTCGTCCGATTGATAGAACAATCGGAGTTCACAGGTGGAAGGATAAACTTTTCCGACCAATCTGTGAATCAAAATCTCGCTTACGAAGCTTCTATCAATGGTCGATATTCGACGGTTGATATGAGTGACGCGAGCGATAGGGTCTCCTGGGCACACGTGAAAGACATGTTCTCTTGTTCTCCTGAAACTTTGGAGTTACTCGATGCGTGTCGATCACGAAGTGCTAAACTTCCGTCAGGTAAAGTTATACCTCTTCGGAAGTTTGCGTCTATGGGGTCTGCGATTTGTTTTCCGGTTGAGGCATTGGCGTTCTTCTGCGCCATCGTCGCAGCCCGGTTGCAGATCGCATCACGACCAGTCAGATCACGTCTCGTAAAACGATACTCTCGAGACGTGTTCGTCTACGGAGATGATTTGATCATTCCCGCAGACGAGGCACCACTGATCTGTCAGTTCCTCGAATCTTTAGGATTCAAAGTGAACGCCAACAAGTCTTTCTGGACTGGAAAGTTCAGAGAGTCTTGTGGTAAGGATTGGTATGACGGACATGATGTCACTCCGACATATGTTCGCCACCCATTCCCGGCAGGTCAGCGCGACGCGACGGCGATTGTAAGTTGGATTGCCACAGCTAACCAATTCTATTTGGCTGGACTGTGGCGGGTAGCTGACAACTTACGTACTCGTATAGAGTCCGTAATGAGGACAGCATTGCCTTTAACAACTCGCGATTCGCCATCAGTTGGATGGGTTACCTTCAGCAACGTAACATCCATCCGTCGTTGGAGCAAGACGTTACATAGGTTTGAGTTCCTAGGTATCGTCCCAACACCGACGAAAGTGTCGGACCCACTTGATGGGTATCCGGCACTGCTGAAGTGTTGGTCACTTATCGGAAAGAAAGATGAGCACGGTGTGCTCATCTCCGAGAAGGACCACCTCACGCGGAGCGTGAAGCGCGGCGTCTTCGCACTAAAACGCCGATGGGTCCCTTCGTATTAAGAAACGAAGGGAGGCCGTGGCCGACTAG